CTGAAGAAAATTCGCTTCTGGACCATTGAAGAAGCGATTTTTGGTATCCCAGGGTTGTGGGACGGTCTTCCGTCTGATACAGCTATTGGTTATGACATGGAATGTCTGACCAAGGCCACTAAGCGAAGTGAGCTCTGGAACAAGGAAACACAATGGATTCACCCAGTTCTTCGGCAACTTGTTCAAGATCTTTTCGATGCGGTAAAACGCGGAGAGAAGCCTAAGAACGTAGTAGCTGGGTGTCTAAAAGATGAAACTCGTGATCTCGAGAGAGTCCATCAAGGTAAGACCCGATTATTTTGTATTGGCTCATTGTCACATCTCGTGTTCACTGTTATGATTATGGGTTCTCTTGTTATGGAAATGAAAGACAAGAGAAGTACATCAGATGTCGCGATTGGAACTGATATCCACGGACATGACTGGAAGAACATTTACAACAAGTTGTTTGAGCTGAGAGGTGATAAAAAATTTGGTGGCGGTGACTTCGGTAATTATGACACATCTTTAAACTCTTGGATCGGATGGGCGTTAGGTGAAGCCTGCGTCCCTTATTTTAATGTAAAATCCGGTTCTTATGAGGAAGACCTAATTCGAGCTGTCTGTGAAAGCGCCCTTGCTCCACTTCTTGTAGTATCTGACCAATTATATTGGTTTGATTATTTTAATAGTAGTGGGGGCTGGCTTACAGGCTTTATTAATTCGTTTGCAAATGTTCTTATATTTAATACTGCTTTGTTTTATTGTCAGTTCAAGAATAAGGACGAATGTCAAGAGTTTTTTGATGCTCGGCCTGAAGAGTTTTTTCGACTCTGGGTTTATGGTGACGACAATATTTGGTCAATATTGGAGAAGTACTCTAAGTACTTCAATATGCAATTTCTAGAAGAGTACATTTATGAGTTTTTTGGTATGGAGTATACAACTCCAGCTAAAACTAAGATTAACTCCCCATTTATAGAGATTGAGGATCTTGAGTTCCTGTGCCGAAAGTTTGTTCCTCAAGGGACTATGCTTCGGGCACCATTAAATGTGGAT